AACAGTATATGTAGCACCTGGTGTCAAACCACTTAACTCAATTGATGCAGGAGCGCCATCCGTATTATATGTTCCACCAGCATATGGATTTGAAGCGGTTGGATCTTCAGTAACAACTTGGTAGAACCAAGTATTTGCTTCAAAACCATTTGGCATTTGTGCTTCAATATACATTAATGGACCAGGTGCTGGGACTGTAATTATGGGGGCTGGTGTAGGAATGTTGTTATTGATTGCAGTAATTAGTTGACTTGATTTAGTGTTTAATGATGATTGAAGATATGTTTTTGTTAATACCGCTGAGTTTACGGTATTAGTTAAAGATGTTGTATTGATAGCATTTATTGCTGATGTATTTGTAGTATTTTGAGCAACTACTGGAGTAAGGCTTGAATTTAGTTGTGCAATAGTTGCGTTTGCAGCATCAACTGCTGCTTGAACTGTTTCTGTGTTTGGGTCTACGTATGGAGTAAATGCTGCACCTTGACTTATTTGCCCAGCAAAACCTGCTCCAACATTAGTATCTGTAATATTATTGATAGTTCCGTTTGTAGTTTCTCTATAATTAAACCTTGCTTGATTTGGTATTGGTCCATTAGCAGTTACACTTGCCATCCATGCACCATTATCTGGATTTACATCAGCATTAAATCTTACTTGAGCCATTTGCGTAGAGGCATCTTGTTGCGGAAATGGGCGAAGATCCCAAGCAATATCTAAACTTGTTCCAGTAGTTGCATAAGTAATTCCTGTTCCTGTACTCCAGGTTGTCCAGTCCCATCCTGCTATAGAAATAGAGGGTGCAGTGGGTGTGCTCCAGTAGTTGCTACCTTCATTTACTCCAAAGGTAATAGTTGCATTACTTCCAACATACACATTATGGTAAAGCGTTCCACCCATTAATAAATCAAACGGTAGATTCATCCGAACACCAGCATCATCTACTCCAGCCAAAACATTTGTACTTGTTCCAATAGTGGCTTGTAAATTATTAACTGCTGTTTGAGCATTATCAATTGCAATATTGGCTTGGGTTAGTTCAGTTTGAGCAGTTGCTTGTGCTGTTACTGCTGCAGTTTTTGCTGCGGTAGCCTGAGATATTTGAACTTGTGCTATTGAAGTATCAATATTATTTATAGAGGTTTGTGCCGTAATAATAGTATTTTTAGCATCTTGAACTACCTGCGAACTTTGATCTATTGGTGTAGCAGATAAATCTATAGAACTAATTGTGGCTGTCGCTGTGTCTACTAAGGCTATATTTGATTGTGCTACTGCTATTGTGGCTGTTACTGTATCTACTGCTGCTTGAGCCTCTACCCTTTCAACAACTGCTACTGCAATGGTGGCTGTGGCACTATCAGTGGCTGTAATAGCCTGTTGAACCTCTGTAGTGGCTGTTGCAAGGGCTGTATTGACTGCTTGTTGAGCAGGACTAACTATTACTTGTTCTTGATTATCATCAGCATAGGCACTGTTTGGCGTCATGATACCAAAAATAGTCAAACATAATCCCACCCCAAAGGCTAATACTAGTCTTCGTTTAAGATTAGTCAATTGAGTGGTGGTCTCCTATGTGTAATTATATTAGCAATTATACCATTTTTATTCAATAAAAAAGAGGGTAGAAATTAATCTACCCTCAATTTTTATAAGGAGTTTTTAAGCCTTAACCTTTTTCTGAATCTTTAATACAAGATTAGTTAAGGTTGTAATTAATGTCTTAAGTTGTGCAACGGTTATAGCCAAAGCAGCCACAGCAGCAAGTGCTTGTGATGCTGAATCAGTAACTGTTGCAGATGCAGACACCTTTACTTGACCTGCTGCTGGTAAATCAGTTCCACCAGTTGCGCTGATAGTAACTGCTCCTGCAGATAATGGCATGTAAACTTTGTAAGTTTTTACACCATTTGCGTCAGTTGTAATAGATGTTGCAGTAATGGTATCGCTTGATCCACCAAAAGAATAACTTGTGGTAATTCCTGTAGAGGCAAGTAGGCTAGCATGTGTCTTTCCAGACAATACTGCACCTGTTGCATCAACTGGTGAAAGAGTAATTGTGGCTTGCTCTCCTGCTACATAGTTTGCTTTATCAAAAGCCAACTTAATAGAAGCAACGGCAGCCTCTACACGCACAGTAACTGTGTCTGCAGAGATTGTTCCACTCTTTACTACTACACCTGCTGAACCAGTCTTAACACCAGCCAAAGAAAACAACGCTGCACCATTAGAGATAGAAGCAGTTGTTGCTGAGTTGCTGATTACTGTAAGATCATTTGAAGTAACTGTTAGTGTTCCTGCTCCTACAACTACGCCAGCAGCATCATATGCTACGGCAGAAATTGCGTCTGCGTTAGAACCTACAGCAATTGCTGGCTTCTTTACAGTTGTAACAACTTTGGCAATGTCACCATAAAATGTTACTTTCTCTGTTGCTAACAATGCTCCAGATTGTGAAGTAAGAGTAATTGTTCCTACGCCAGATGTTCCATCAGAGAATACTCCAATGTAGTTTCCTGCAGGTACAACTAATGATCTACCAAGACCGTTAATTGTTGTATGGTTTGTACCATACCCTAACATACCCGCTCCTGAAATTGTTGCTGTAACAGATTCTGAAGCAGAAGCATTAACAGCATTCTTTTGAGTTAAAACAATAACTGCTGCTGCATCAGATGAGACTGTCTTTGAAGCATATACAGTAGCATCTGTTGTTGCTGAAATTGTTTCTCCAGTATTAATAAAAGATGTTGTATAAGCAGTTGATGCCTTAAGGTCTGGAGCGGTAACAGTAACTGTCCATGTAATGGCAGCAGATGTAACTGAACCAGATGCGCTAGTCAATGTAGGAATAAATCTAACTACATATGATCCAGCGACGGTAGGCACATAAAATGATGATGTCAACTTTGCAGTAACATAACCAGAAGTATTAGTTGCTGGAGATACTGCTGCTGTTTTTGTGTCTGCTGATAGTGCCACTGTTGCGCTAGATGTTTCTGTAACGGCAAACTGTGGAACGCTAGCAGTAGATGGGGCAGATAGTACTGCAGATATTACCGAAACGGTATCTCCAATACTTGTTCCCAAAAATGATACTGATACTACTGCAGTTGCAGTCTCACCAGGATTAATCGTATCTGCTACGGCATCAATGGTGACAACGTCAGCATATACTGTAGCCTGTGTCGGAAGTGCCGACATCACGCCAAGTGTCAAGGCTGCAGCCAAGACTGTGGCAAGTTTCTTAAATGAATTCATTATTCTCCTTGTTAGTTTATATTAAGTTTAAGTTATCCAGAAAATCCTTAACATCGTTAGGCATTTCCCGATTATCTAATTCTACCACACGTTGTTGTTTCTCTGCAAGTCGAGTTGCAGAACTCCAAGTATGGACCTCAATTTCTGTATTATTATTCTTTGGGGTATGAGATATTGCCCCAAATACCGCTCCACAGACCGCATCCGCTAAGTCCTTGGATTTTTTACGAGGGTGATCTACTCTGTTGCCCTTCATAATTTTTAATTCTGACATTTCTTCTAACAATAATGGAATCATAGGAATTGCTACTCGCTCTTCATAAATCATCATTGCTAAATCTTCGTAGTGTTTTTTGGCAACCGAAACAGTTTCTGTTCTAATACCAACAGCCTGTAACTCATTTTGAATATCAAAAGATTGCCAACGGTCAAAAGAAACCATTCCAAGATTAAAACCTTCTCTACGTAAATTAACTATCCATTGTTTTACTTCAGATAAGTTAACTGGACCTTCTGCTTTTGGTTCCCACCATACAACAGCATCAACAACAACTATAGGGGCTACTTGTTCATAGTCTTTAATAACTTGAATGTTAACCCATTTGTCGACATGTGCAATAGCAACAGCACACTTGTCATGTTTTTGTGCAAGGTCGGCATGAACATAATATATTTTTTCTGGATCTGGTTTAAATGTTTCTTCAAACCTTTTAAATAAATCTATTGGGTTTCTTGTATTCATACATTTTTCTAACTTTTCT